GTAAAGGACGGACGGCCAGGCGTTGCCGTAATCGCGTCCAGCAATGGGGTGGTGATTGATGCGTCTGCCGCTTTCCAAGCGGTCATGTTGATCTCAGGCTTCCAGCGGAAGAGGCTTGCCAGATGGTCGGTCAGACCATGCTCTGCGGCCAGCTCCTGCAGCTTATCGCCATTGACCTTGCGGTTGATCCGGCCTTCGATCTTGATCTTATAGCTGTCGGCCTCAAGGTTCTTTGTGCCTTCGAGACCTTCGGGGATCTCAAACTGCTTGACCAGTTGGTCCTCGATATCGCGGCGCGTCTTAACCGCCGCAGCTTCGATCTGCTTTGCGTTCAGCCATTGCTGATAGAGTGAGACAGTCATGCGCCACCTCCTTCTTCGACGATGTTTGCAGCATCTGACTTAATCCTAGCAATCACCTCATCATTGATGGTGGCGACAGCTGTGTTGGTGCCACAAATCCGCTCGCGTAGTGCGCCAGCAGCGGGCCAGACTTCCTCAACATCCTCGAACGTGCGCGCCACGTTAATCAGTGCTCTAAAGTCGTTGATGCGTTGGTTGACGGCAGCAGTGTATTGCTTCTCAGCGGTTTCCCAAGCCTCAAAAAGTGCTGCTTGATCTTCATCCATTAGGTGCGGTGTGCGATCATTGCAGTAACGATCTGGAACACGCGGAGTGCGATCATCCTCATATCGAAACTGAAACCTCTCATATCCACCGAATCCAGATGATACAAAGATGCAACGATCAATCCGACCGAGGTTGTATTTTGCCAGCACGGCCATGTCAGCCTTGGGATATTTCTTTTCAACGAGGCCAACCACCATCAAGGCTGCAGCATCATATGCGCTGTCAAGTGGTGCGCGATCTTGCGTGCTACGCACCAACTTTTCTGCATGATGAATCAGCAACTCTCGGTGTGATTTGTTAAGAACCTTCTTTGCCATGATTATTGTCCTCCGATCTTGGAGATAATCGCGCCAAGGTCAGGAGCTTCCCAAGCCTCCAGCTTGCCAGAGCGATCCTTGGCCAGCCAAATCCCATCGCTATCGCACATCAGTGCGCGCTGGGTGTTGCCTTCTCCATCCTTTTCGACCCGCAGTGCCAGCACCTCGTCAAAGAAGTAAGGCAGACCCTGCGTGAGCGACTTGCCTGGCATCGAAGGATTGAACAGCAACTTGCCCATCTCATCCTGCGACTTCTCCAGCTTGGCGCTCATGTAGACGTGCTTTCCGGGAAGATCGCGGAACGCGCGGATCAGCTCCTGCATGGTGGTGTTCAGCTCACCATATGCAGCGCGGCCATCCTTGTTGCGCTTTAGCTCGTGCTGCAGGACAACCTCAGCGACCTCGCTAATGCTATCCAATGCCACGCTCTCAAAGCCAGCCGCTTCCTTGCTATCCTTGCACCATGCAAAGGCTTCGGTCAGATCGTCCATATTGGCGATCTCAATAAACGGCAGATCGGCATCCTGAATCGAAAGCAAACCACCCTCAGCCGATAGCACTACCGGATTCGGCAGCGTGCGGATCAGGCTCGTCTTACCAGCGCCAGCTTGGCCATAGACCAAAAGCTTGACACCGTTAGCGGTCAAGCCGCCAGTCTTCTTCAAATTGATTGCCATTAGAGACTCTCCTTGTCAGCACCAGTCGGACAATCCAGTCGGTGCGTGGATTGACCTTTACAGGCTTATTGATCCTGCGTAAAGGGGAAAAACAACATCGCAGAGGGTTATGCACATGATGGAATTGGAATGGATCAGGCAGGGCCTTTCGGATCGACGGCCAAAGATTGTGGCGGAAAGAACTGGACTGCACGTTAACACCATCATCAAGATCAGGGATGGCAAGGAAACCAATCCCAAGTTTGAAACGCTCAACCGGCTGGCGTGCTATCTTAAGGGACAAGGGGAATAATGGCTGACATCACTTCGATAATGGGCGGACCTTGGTCACCGCCAAAGCCGATCGAGCCAGATCCGCCACACGTTCAGCTGCGCGATGCTATCGCAGCGGCTGGAATGGCACCGCCAAGGGATATCGTCCTTGATGGCAAGATGCACCGCTTCAATAGCGGCACCAAAGGCAAGCCAGGCCATGACAAGTCCGGCTGGTATGTGGCCTATTCGGATGGCATCCCGGCCGGTCGCTTTGGCTGTTGGCGCGCTGGAATCGAATCCACATGGCGCGCAGATGTAGGGCGGCAGATCAGCCCAGCCGAAGAAATGGCTCATGCTCGGCGTTTGGCAGAAGCCAAAGCAACCCGCGATGCAGAGATCAAGCGACACCGCGAGGCAGTGGCCGATACCGCAGAGCTGATCTGGTCTAACGGCATGGGAGCCAGCCCGGATCATCCCTATCTGGCGCGCAAAGGCGTCCAGGCGCACGGAACACGGATCACTAGCGATGGCCGATTGATGGCTCCGCTCTATACGCCAGAAGGCAACCTCGCCTCGATCCAGTATATCGATCAGGAAGGCGGCAAGCTCTATCACTCAGGCGGTCAAACAGGCGGATGCTTTTGGATGGTCGGAACCACCGACGAACCTGGCACGATCTACATTGCCGAAGGTTTCGCCACAGCCGCCACGATCCACGAGATCACGCATCGTCCCTGCATCGTTGCCTATTCTGCCTCGAACTTGGTCCCAGTAACTGGAACCATCCGCGAGAAATATGGGCAGATGCAGGAGTTGGTCATCGTGGCTGACAATGATGCCTCCGGCACAGGCCAGAAATATGCCGACCAAGCCTCAGCAAAATACGGCGCACGCGTTGTCATGCCTCCGATCGATGGTGATGCAAACGATTACGTCCAGGCAGGGCATGATCTCAAAACCTTACTGATGCCACTCACCGGCAAAGCTGTTCTGGACAAGCTGAAGGTCGTCTTTGGCGATCAGCTTTCGACCGAGTTTGAAGCGCCGAACGAACTGGTCGAGAATCTGATGACCATCGGATCGACCACGGTCGTCTATGGCGATTCCAACTCAGGCAAGACATTCTGGGCGCTGTCAGTCGCCACCGCGATTGCCACAGGAGCAGAATGCTATGGCCGCAAAACCGATCCCGGCCTTGTTGTTTATCTGGCTTGCGAAGCGCCAGGAAGCATCCGGTCACGCCTCCAAGCTATCAAGCGGTTCTACGACTGTGACCTTGAGAACCTCGCCATGATCCCGGTGCCGCTCAATTTCTATAACGGCGAAACCGATGCCTCCGATGTGATCGAGGCCATCCGAGAGATTGAACGGATCAAGGGAAAACCAGTGCGGCTGGTCATTGCCGATACTCTTGCCCGAATGTCCGCAGGCGCAAACGAAAACAGCGGTGAGGACATGGGACCAGTCATGGCGCGGTTCGAGCAAGTCTGCTTGGCGACCGGCGCGGCCATGATGATCATTCACCACAACGGCAAAGATGCAGCCAGAGGCGCACGCGGATGGTCAGGCATTCGCGCCCACATCGACACCGAAATCGAGGTGACCGAAAAGGATGGGGTGCGATCAGCCAGCGTCACCAAGCAGCGCGAGCTGCCATCCAAAGGCGAAGCCATCTATTTCAAGCTTGAGATCATTGAAATGGGAGCCACCAAGTTTGGCGGACAAGCCACCACCTGCGTGGCCATCCCAGACGAAGATGCCAGTGAGCAGAAGCCGCACAAGAAACCCTCCAAGCATGATGAGACCGCAAGGCTCTGGGAACGCGCCTGGTGGGCCTCTGGGGCCGAAACACGGCAAGATATGCCATACGTCTCACGATCAGCCATGAAGGACTTTCTCGCTGCCTCGATGGGCTACGCTGAAAAGACAATCCGAAACAAGATTGATCCATCACGCGACACCGGAATCGTCATGGCCATGCTCAACGCTGGCGTGATTGAGGTCTATGAACATGGCTGGAGGATCATCGATCCAGTGAAGTCAGCTGCGATGCTGATGGGCAAAAAAGGAGCCGACCAATGAGCGACCAACTAGATGACGGAATCTGGTGCGACGAGATGCAATGCCATGTTGTCAGCCTCACCCAGGATTCCGAAACCAAGATGACCTACCACCTCGCCTATCTCAATGCACCTGACATGAGTGGCACAATCAGGCGGTCGCTCAGGGCATTCCCTGCAGTGACGCATATCGAGATCGTGGCACCCAAAAAAGGCGCTCATCGATACGAAAAAGTGGGCGATCGGTGGTTCTCAATTCATGCCCCTGAATGCCCCTAAAACGAAAAAGGGGCACTAGGGGCATTTGGGGGTAAAAGGGTGAAATCCTGCCCCTGAATGCCCCTAAAGCCTATAGGCTAGGGGCAACAAGGGGCATCACCCATACTTGGGGGCAAGGGGCATAGGAGATGAAAATGGAAATAGGTCAGATTCTGGAAGAACGCGGTTCGCGCTATGGCGATTTTGCCGACCACGCGACCATCACTCAAAACATCAAGGAGGCGATGCGCCACAGCACCAACTGGGCAGAGCTTCCCGACCACATGAAGGAGGCGCTCGAAATGGTCGCGCACAAGATCGGGCGGATCTTGAATGGTGATCCAGCCTATGCCGATTCATGGGTCGATATCGTCGGCTATACCCAGCTTGTGGTCGATCGGTTGGAGCGTGGACACAATGGCTCGCCTGATGTAAACAATCAGAACCAGACCGAGAACGGAAACTGAGATGACACCGAAGATTGAATCGCGCCTTGTCGCAGACCTGATCCCATATGCAGCCAACAGCAGAACGCATAGCGATGCCCAGGTGGCGCAGATCGCTGCCAGCATAAAAGAATTTGGCTGGACCAATCCAATCCTGATCGATGGTGAGAATACCATCATCGCTGGCCACGGTCGCCTGCTGGCGGCACGCAAGCTCGGCATGGAGTCCGTGCCAGCCATCATCCTTGATCATCTGTCCAAGGCCCAACAGCGCGCACTGGTGATTGCTGATAACCAACTGGCGCTCAATGCTGGCTGGGATATCGATATGCTCAAGGCTGAGATTGAAGATCTCAATCTGGAGAACTTTGATCTTTCGCTATTGGGGTTTGATGATAGAGAATTGGCAAACTTCATTCTTGAAGCAAACTTTGAACCAGGCACTGAAAGCGATCAGGGGAAGCTAGATGAGCTTGATCCAAAAATGGTGATCTGCCCACACTGCAATTGCGAGTTTGATAGCCGTGCAGCCACAGCTTAAAATCGACTGGGCAACCCATGAAGCTGCTAAATATGCCTGCTTGAATTGGCATTATAGCAAATGCCTTCCGGCCGGAAAGCTTGTCAAGGTTGGTGCATGGGAAGATGGAAAGTTTATTGGTGTTGTTTTGTTTGGGCGTGGCGCAAATTATAACATGGTCAAAGGATACGGGCTAACTCAAGATGAAGGATGTGAGCTGGTAAGGATTGCTTTAAAAAAGCATATCACTCCAGTGTCAAAGATTGCTGCACTAGCGATGCGATTCCTCAAAAAACAAAGTCCAGATTTAAGATTGATTGTGTCATATGCAGATCCTGAACAGGGCCATCATGGCGGGATCTATCAGGCTGGTAATTGGATTTATCGCGGATTATCAGCATCAGCTATTAAAGTTTGGTATAATGGGAAATGGTCACACAAAAAGACAGTTGATGATGCTGGTGTTGACCAAACAAATCTCGCAACCAAAAGGGTTGCTGGGAAGCATACTTATCTTATGCCACTTGACGCAGAAATGCGTCAGCATATTTTGCCACTTGCGAAACCTTATCCTAAGCGTGCGAAAGATCAGGAATCAGAGGTCCACTCTGATCTGGGCGGCGAGACTCCGACCCGCACGCTCCAAACTTTGGAGGCCGAATAATGCCTCACGTTAACCTCACCGCAAAGCAGGAAGCATTCTGCCAGGGCATCGCTGATGGTCTGGGTCAGGCCGACGCTTATCGTGCAGCTTATGGCTGCGCTGATTGGAAGGACAACGTGATTTATTCCAAGGCATCCGTTCTCATGAAGAATGGAAAGGTCATGGATAGAATCAGGGAACTGCGTTCATCCGTCGAGGAAAAGCAACTCTGGTCCCGTGAAATGTCGGTCAAGGCTCTGGTTCAAGCCTACAAGGAAGGCAGCGGTTCCGTGAAGGTCGCAGCGGTCAAGGAACTGAATGCGATGCACGGATACAATGAGCCAGCCAAGGTCAGCATCAATGGCAACTTGGTGCATAAAGTCGTCCGTCAGGTGATCGATGGCGCAGACGCTAACGATTAAGACTCCGCGATGGTTCAAGCCGTTCCTGCAGCCCAGCCGCTACAAGGGCGCGCACGGTGGGCGTGGATCTGGCAAGTCTCATGCATTTGCCGAGGCGGTGATCGAGGCGCACGTGATGGACCCGAAGCGCCGAACGGTCTGCGTGCGCGAGATCCAGAAGTCCCTGGCGCAGTCGGTCAAGCGCCTGCTTGAACTCAAGATCGAGCAGCTTGGCGTGCAGTCCTATTTCGAGGTGCAGGAAGCGCAGATCAAATCGCGGCATGGCGATGGGCTGATCATCTTCCAAGGGATGCAGAACCACACCAGCGATTCGATCAAGTCGCTCGAAGGCTACGATTGCGCCTGGGTGGAAGAGGCTCAATCGCTCTCCCAGCGCAGCCTCGATCTGCTTCGCCCGACGATCCGCAAGCCTGACTCGGAGTTGTGGTTTACGTGGAACCCTAATCAATCCAGCGATCCGGTCGATGTGCTGCTGCGCGGCGCAACACCGCCTCCCAGTGCGATCGTGCGAGAGGTCAACTTCCAAGATAATCCTTGGTTCCCTGACGTTCTCAAGGCCGAGATGGAATATGATCGAGGCCGCGATCCTGACAAATACAAGCACGTCTGGCTTGGCGGCTACGTCAGTAACTCCGAAGCCCGTGTATTCCGCAACTGGCGCATCGAGGAGTTTGAAACGCCAGCCGATGCCACGCACCGCTTTGGCGCTGACTGGGGCTTTGCATCCGATCCAACCGTCCTGATCCGCTGCCACGTCATTGGCCGCACGATCTACGTCGACCACGAAGCCTATCGCGTTGGCTGCGAGATCATGGACACGCCTGATCTGTTCCTGACTGTGCCGGAGTCCGAGAAGTGGCCGATCGTCGCGGATAGCGCCAGGCCGGAGACGATCAGCCATATGCAGCGGCATGGCTTT